TTGAGGCGTTGCAGGCGCGAGCGCGCTAGCCCTCGCCGTCAAAGTCGCGGCCCTTGCCTGCGCTGCTGCCGAACCAGAAGCCGATAACGAGGGTGATGAGAATTTCCCATACCTTCTGAACCATCGCCTGCTGTTCCTCGGTCCCGGCAAGATACGCCGCCGCGCTCATGCCGAGCCAGCCCGCAATCATCGCCGCGCTGATAAGGCCCAGGGCGCGCTGATCCTTCACGGCTTGAAGCCAATCGCCTTGTCGAACGCCGCAAGCTGCCCGAGATACAGCAGCATCTCAGCCTCGCGCCGCCGCGTCAGCCCGGCAAGCACCTTGCCGCCCGCCCGGTTCCACATACGGAACGCATCCGCCGCACCGCTAAAGTCGCCCGCGTTGTGGCGGGTCAAGACGCTGGACCGCCTGAACGCCGCAAGCCCGATATTGTAGGCCAGCGCCACCATGGCCCCGAACTGGGCAGACGTCCCCGCTTTCGCTGCCCGCGCTACGCCGTCCTCGAACTGCCGCACGATAAGCGAAAACAGCGCATCCGCTTCCGCTTGCGTGATACGGTCGCCTTGCCGCACAGGCCGCCCGTCCGCATAGAACGTGTTGCCCCAGCCGATTGTCCAGACGCCAGCCGGACAACGATACGCCTCAAGGCGGCAACTCTCGAAATGGTGAAGCAGCGCCCGAGCGCGTAGCCCGATACGAGGCGATTGAGCAGGCGCGGAGGCCGGAGGCTGGGCAGCCCGCAACGCGCGTAACACCGCCTCAGCCGTGCGAGGGCCGGGCTTGCCGTCCGGCTCGACGCCGACCAGCCGCTGTATCTCACGCCAAGCCTCACTCATCGCGCGTTATTCAGGAACAGCGGCGCGGACTGCCGCATCCTTCGCTTCAAGAAGCTTGCGAAGCGCAACCGAACGCTCTGCATTGCGTGGCAGGCGCTCGACTACCCTTTTCGCCATGTCGCAAAAAGGTCCGCTAACCTTGCGAAGGTCATCCGGAAGATGGGCATAGTGGAAATAGCGCAAAATAGGGTCAGTCGCCAACTGCTCGGGTGTAAACTCAGACGGCGCAGGGTGAAACTTGTTTGTCACAACACACTCTCCTTTGTTGATAGACTAATCACTCATCGCGCCCCCCGCAAGCGTAACGCGTCCTATGCGCGGACTCCTCGCATAGCAGACCCTTAATGGTGGAAACCTTGCGCTCGACACTCTCAAGCGCGCGCAACCCCGCCGCTAGCTGCAAAGAATAGGCCGCCAAGGGCAGGGCAACAATGATCGCCCCGATCACGAGGCCAATCGTCCGCCCCGTCACCGGCCCGTCATTCTCGCTCACGGCCCGCCCCGTTCATCAAGGCGCGCAACACCAGCGGCAGGAGCGCCCGCACGATCACGAGGCCAGCCAAGCCATAAACCCATTTTTCTCCCGCCGTCATAGAACGCACTCCCAAAAAGAGTGCCGACCTGAGCCCACCCTGCCAGGTTTATGGCCAGCCGATATGCGTCAAAACTTTCGGAAGTCCCTACCCAACCGAAAGCGACATGAAAGACGACCTGCCCCAACAGCAAGCCGCCAATGATGCCTTGCACCAGCCGCGCGGGCTGGCGAAGGACAACCCAGGCCGTCAGACCATCAAGCACAATGAGCGGCGCCCATACCGTTTCCATGGGGCCGCTTGCGTAGATCGCCATGGTCGCGCACCAGTTGACCAGCAACGCAACGCCCGTGCGAAAGTCGGCCCGGTCCCGGAAAACATAGCAGCCCGCCGTTGTCGCGCCGACCGCGAGCGCGTAAAGCTGGCTAATCACGGCTGAACCTCGTCCGGCTTCGGCTCTTCCTTCTCACCAGGATCCTTGTCCTTGGGCAGGCCGCCGCTCATGGGCTCAGCCTCATAGCCAATGGCCCGCGCGACGATCTCAAGCTCCTTGTGCAAGTCGCGCATGGCCAGCGCCCGCCGTGCTTCTGACTTCGAGAGCATCGCGCCTTCCGCTTTCGTCAGTGCGACATGAACGCGGTGTGCGATTGTCGCCGCCTCAGACCTGCGGACGAAAAGCCACGGGAACCAACGCATAGGGTCACTCCTGCTAAGCCCGCCTTAGCCGATTGCGGGCGGAAAGTTAATAGGCGCGCTCAGCCAAGCGCCTGAAACGCCGCAAGCGTAGCGGCAAGCGCCGCCTCGATACCCGCCCGCGTTGTCGCATCGCGCACCGCCGCCCGGCCCGCCACGCGGATAGCCTCAACCTGCGCCCCCGCGCCGCGCCACTCGCCAACAGCCGCCGCAATCTCAGCCGCGACCTGCTCAGCCTGAACCCCGCGCGCCACCGCCTCGGCAACGATAAACGGGAACGCCTCAGCCGTGACCTCGCGCTCGTCACCCGCCGCTAGCCATGCGTCTAACTCACGCCGCTTCTCATCACGGAACGCCTGCAGCACCGGCCTGACGTCAATCGCCGTTTCGACAAGCCGCTCAGCCGCGCCGTTGATCGCCTCAAGCGCGCGGGCCTCAAGCGTTCCGAGCGCATCGACAAAGGCCGCGCCGTTCCACTCGACATCGCCAGCAAGAAACCCGGCTGGCACATTTGCCACCGTGCCATGGGGGGCCGTCACGCCATCAAGCGAACGCACTACCTGGACGATACGCCCCTCAGCATCAAGGACACCGATCATTGCGACACCTGAAATAGCTGCGAACCGCCCGCCTGTTGGATAAGCGTCCCCGTCCCCGCCGAGCGTCGGTTCAGATACCGGAACTCCCAGTTAGCAGTCGTCCCGACAGGCCCGGCAAGCGTCTCACTGATCTCGATCAATCCCGGCTCGGTGCTACTTAAACTAGGGTCGCCCGTGGTTTCGCTACCCACGTCCACCCATGGCCCGCTTCCAGGCGTCGTCCGGCATTGCACCTTGCCCGAAAGCGTCCCCGTCCCCACGCCTGAAACGACATAGCCATGCGCGACCTCTAGCTTGATAGTGCCCGGCCCGACCGTAAGCTGAACCGGCCCGCCCTGCCCCGAGGAAAGATAGCTAGCCGTATTGTTAATCGTGAGGCTGTCGTCCTGTATCCGGTTGCCGGGCAGGCCATCGCGCGCTGCCGTCATTACAATTAGCTTCTGCGCCTGTTCGCCCGCTAGCGTTGCCGTTACCAGCAGCGAAGCGGGAAGCGAGGCGACCGTTTGGATAAGATACGCGCCCGCGCTCGGGGCCGTGAAGGTCAGGTTAGTCGCCCCCGCGCCCCACGTCGCCGCGCTTGTCTGATCCGACCCGCCACGCCTCAGCACGAGGTTGACCGCATAGGGAAGCTGGCCCGGCTCGATCACGCCCGCCGATGAAGCGCGAAGCTGCACCACATCAGGCAAGGCCGAAAGCGTTAGGCCGTCATTGCCTGGATCTCCCGGCAAACCCGGCGAACCCGTCGCACCAACAACGCCCCGCCGCGCCTTGGCAACAGTAAACACCTTGTCAACCGAGACCGAGCCCACCGTTGCGCGGAATGTGACCGAGCCTTGGTCAAGCGTGGAACCGCTTACCGAATAGGCCCCGGATGACGCGCCGATGGTCGCGCCCGTCACGCCAACAGCCGAGCCGGAAACCACCGAATAGGTAACGCCGGAAGTCAGCAGCACATCGCCGCGATAGACGAGGAAAAGCCCCGCCGCGCCCGCATAATCGCCCCCCGTGCCATCGGCCTCAGTCGCAACCGTATGAGCCTCATTTGTCAGCAGCCCGGTTAGCGCATCAATGCCCTCGCGCACCTTGGCAACCGTGATCTGGTCAGTCAGCCCATCCCACGAGACCTCAATCGTTGCCGTGTCAGTGGCGAGGTTTGCAAAGGTCAGCGTCCGGTTGTTGCCCGTGCCCGTCAGTGTGGCCGTGCCAGCCGTCACCGCATAGCTAGGCGAGCCCGCGAGGTTCTGGCCGAAAGCCGAAAAACCGATAGACGCGGGACTGGCAACCCCGGCCTTGCTGACAGCGAAAACCTGCGAGGAAGCCGAAAGGCGCAAAGCCTTTGCCGGGACACCGGGCGGACCTGGATCGCCAGTGTCGCCTTTGTCGGCCAACAGAAGCCAGAAGCTATTAGACGACGCTGTGCCAGGAGGCGTGTTGTTCAAGTTGCCGTTCACGCGGCTCATGAAGCTGCGGCCCAAATAGTTCACTACTTGCCCGCTGCGGTAGCTTGTTGTCGAAAGCCACGCGCCGACAGGAATGGGCGTGTTATCCAGCACCCGCCACCATCGGACAGAGTGAAGGATAACCCGGCCTTGGCTAGTGCCAGTGCTGCGGAAGTTCAGCAGCATCACCGGACTGAAAGCAACCGCGCCAATCCCCAAAGGAGAGGGGGCCTCAATGTTCGGCGCTACGGTAAAGCCGGATGACGCTACGCCTTGGAAATAGCCGCGATAACGAAACCGCCCGGCAAGTTGTGTCACGCCAAGCGCCGCCACATAGTTGAAAGAGCCGTTGCCGGGAATGAGCGCCCCGGCTGAATTGTAGGCCGCAACTCCGGCAAAAAATTGCGCGTTAACGCCATCCTCTGGATATTCTACATCGAAATCGACAGCGTAAAGGTCAGAAGGCGAATATGGAACGCGGTCTCTAAGGACGAGTTGCACATAGTTATCGCCAATCGTCTCGCCAATCCGCACCGCCGCGCCGCCGGGGGAGTCAGCTAAACCAGAAAGAGCCACAAACTTGGCGGCATTAACAACCCCGCCAGCTTGCACCGGCCCTGCCGCCTGCCATGGCACGGCGAGCGCCTCAGGCGTTGTATAGGCCATCACATCAAACAGGTTGTCCGCGTCGTTCCCCGGTTGACCTTCCCGGCTCTTCGCCAGCGTATAAACCTTGTCGATTGTCATGCTGCCAATCGTGGCGCGGAATGTTGCCGACGCTTGGTCCGCGCTCGCCCCGGTTAGCAGATAGTCGCCCGTGTCCTCGTCAATGTCCAAGCCCACAAGCCCGGCCTGCCCGAGGATCGAAAACACAACGCCGCTTGTCAGTTCCACCGCGCCAAGGAAAACCCTAAACCGCCCGCCCGCCGCGCTATAATCGCCGCCCGTGCCATCAATGGCCGTGGCAACGACATGCGCCTCATTCGACAGGAACCCGGTCAAGGCGTCCGAACCCTCGCGCACCTTGACCACCGTCACCCGGTCCTGTTGCCCATCCCAATCGACGCGGATGCGCGCCGTGTCGCTGGCGAGGTTGGCAAAGGTCAACGTCCGGCTGTTGCCCGCGCCGGCTAGCGTAGCGCTGCCCGTTTCAACCGTAAAGCTGGGCGAGCCGGTTAGGTTCTGATCAATGGCGTCAAAGGTGATAGACGCCGGGGTTGCCGTGCCATCTTGCGCGACCTGAAAGACTTGCGAGGAAGCGATAAGGCGCACGGATTTAGCGTTAGCCCCCGGCGCACCCGGCGCACCCGGCGCGCCATCTTCAAGAACTTTGAGCGCAATCGACCATTCGGTTGAGGTGATAGTGTCGGCACCTCCCGCATTGCGCGCCCCCGCTTGCCGCCGCCATACGGGATTGCCGTCCGTTGTCGGGATTTCCAGCGTCCAGCCGTTAAGCGCGCCCGCCGTGCTTTCCGTCAGCGTCCCCGCCGTGAAGTCGAAAACCGCCGAGCCAGTCGGCCCAGCCGGAGCCGTCGCGCCGCGCTTGTGAATAGGGACAATGGCCACATTGTCACCGGGCGGCCCAGCGCCACCGCCCGAGACAAGCAAGGCCCAGAAGGCGCTAGGCGGCTCGTTCGCGCTAGACGAAGTGTGAGCCGTGACGCATGAATAAGCGTTGCCGGCGTTGTTCACGAAATCTCCGACCGCGTAAGCCTGCCCTACAGCCCAGTCACCGCGCGGGATATTGCGGGTCGCGCCGTCATCAACGCCGATCTGCGAACCCGCCGTAATCAGGAAGGGATTGTTACGCGGGTCATAAACCACCGGGGCCGCTGGCGTGACAGCGGGGGCCTCTTCCTGGTCCCACGCATAGATAGCCGTGTTTTCCTCGCGCAACTCGACAACGACCGAGCCGTCAAGCTGAGGCGACCAGCTTTCGATCCTGAACAGCTTATCGACCCAGCCGAGCCCGCCAAAGGACAAGCGGATAGGTTGCCCGCGCGCGACCTGCCACGCCCGGATGCCCAGCACCACCTTGGCAAGGCCGCGATACTGTTGCCGCTGCAATGCTTGCTTTGCTAGCCGCTGCGCCCGCCGCTTGTCCTCCACCATGGCAAAGTTCTGGACCAGCACCCGGTCGATACCGTCCGCGCTCGTCAGCTTGATTTCAGGATAGTCGGTCGGCTGGTAGTTGGCAGGCAAGGCAGGGTCAGGGTTGACGCCGCGCACCACATTAAAAACTTGCGAGATTTCCGGGAAGGGCTGCCACTCGACGCCGCCGAGAATGTCGCTATCCCCAAAGCTGACAAGCCCGCCGCTCAAATCGTTGACAGCGGGAAAGAGCCCGATCTTGCCCCGGCTGTCATCCCACCAGCCGCTAACACTAGCGGCGAAGGCGTCCATAACCTCAAAGGGGTCGGCATTATCAGGCCAGAGCCCCGCGCCCTGATACCGCCGCTGCGAACCGCCGCCTACAAGCAGGATGCTTTCATCGCAGATATTCGCCGCTGCCGCGAACGCCTCAAGGTCAACGCGCGATGGCGGCAGGCCCAGCCCGACCGACACCTGCCCCAACACTCGCCAGCCGATAAGATAGGCAAGGCATTGCAGCGCGGGATTGTTGCCCAGGTCCGTCGCGCCATCCGTGAATTGCCACGTCGCCTGATTGTCGATCCTATGCGGGCCGCTGCCCCCCGGCACCGTGCTATCCCGCCGAGGGTCGTAAACCGGCAAGCCCTTCCCGATGGTCAGAAGCTGCGTCGGGACGCCAGCCGAGAATGGGCTCTCAGCTTTCTTAGTGCCCTGCCTGTCAAACCGCAGCCGCATGGTGCAGCAGCCGGTCATGCGCTGGGCCGAACCCCAATTTGCTCCGCCGTTGACCGTATGGAACGCGCTTGCGCTTGTCTCTAGGATGACCTCGACGGTCATGAACCCGGCGAAGATGCCTTGCACCCCGCCCGCCGCCGTCCATGCCACCTTATCGTCAATGCGGATTTCATCGACGCTTGTGCAGCGATGGCTGGCAAGATGGATAATTGCATCGACAAAGCGTTGACCTGTGCCGCTCGGCTCGACATAGCGCAGGTCCGCCGCCATCGCGGTCGTCCCGAAAACCAACTTACGCGGGGCCGCTGCAACGCTTGTGAGGTTCAGGCGGTCAAGGTCAGGAAGGGCCGCGCGCTTTTTTTTGCCCCCGATGGACGAGATCGCAAGAATGGCAGGCCCTAGCACCTGCCCGACGCCGGGAATAAAGCTGGCAACCGTCCCGACCACCTTGCCGATAGTGCGGAGAACCTTGCTCACAATCGCCACCCTTGCACAAGGTTCGCCACCGGCAACGGCTCAAGCCCCGCGTCACCGACAAACAACGCCACCGGGCCGCCTGCCCACCACAGGACGCCCAGCCGCTCGCCATCGCTCACAATGTCGCCACGTCCGCACATAGCAGGCGCGCACGGCTCGCCCAGCGCCGCGCTTGCCGCCGCGTCCAGGCTGTCGAACCCGCGCGAAGCCAGTAATGCCTTGCCACGCGCCGCGCTGCGATACTGCCCGCGCCAGCCCCTGCCAGGGTCGCGCCCCGTCACCGCGCGCACCGCCCCCGCCGCGAACATGGCGCAATCGTGCCGCCCCGGCTGATATGGACGCCGATCAACGCGGGCGAGATAGGCCGAAAGCCGGGCCTCCCAATCCGCGCGCCTCATAGTTCGCTGAACCTTTGCCCGATAAGGAACCCGCTCGGATAGCTGCCACCGGCCCCCGAACCGCCCCATTGCGGGCCGAGCGCATCGGTCGAGTTAGCCGCGCCGACCGTTGCTGCCGCCGCCTGATCGCCGCTGTCCGGCGTCCAGAGCAAAGTGCGGCTAGGCGCGCCGCTGCCCATGAGGCTGAGATAGTTTTCAGCTTTGATGGTGATAGCCTGCTCATCAGGCGCGATGGTGAAAACAGGCGTGACCATATAGCCGGCCATGAAGGGCCGCGCCGCAATCGGCTGCCACGCCGCATCGAAAACGCCGAGCCACAGCTTTGCCACCCGCCCGCGAAAGAGCGCGGGGTTGCTGAAAGCCGTCAGGAAACCGCTGTCAAAGGCAAGCGTCCCCGAGACGGTAAGTTCCACCGCTTCCATGCCCCCAGGCCCATGCACAACAGGTTGCACCTGCACAAAGCGCGGGTCGAGCGTGGTGAAAGTCTGCCCGTCGAAATCAGGGTCAGCTTGCGGGAGGATGGTCGAACCCGGCATGGTAAGCGGCAACGGCGAAAGCGCCGCGCGCACCGGGTCGCCTTGAATGTCGAGATAGGCGCACATAAAGACGCGCGGCACGTCAGCCGAAAGCTGGGCATCGCTAGGCGCTGGCATCAGAACGCTTCCTCGAAAGTCACCGCGCCCGGCTGGACAATGCCGCCCGGAATATGCGCCGTCTGCAACGGCTCAAGCGCGCGCATGAGGCCCCAAGGCCGCGACAGTTCCACGAAGCTGTTATTCGCCGGGCTCTGCCGCATGGGCGCTGCAAACTGCAACTGCGCTAGCCCGCTGCCATCCGCCACCACATCGGCGGTCAGGGCAAGCAACTGCTCATCGCCGCTCGGATAAACCACCGTCACGCAATGGCCCGCGCGCAGATGCACCAGGTTAGGCGCGAGGCCGAAAACATTAAGCGCCATGCCTGTCTGTCCAGCACCGTTGACTTGGCAACGCTCAGGCAGGAGGCCGATATAGTGGTCAGTCGCTTCAATCGTTCCGGTTGTATGGGTAAAGAAAAAAGACGGGACGATAAACGCCGTGCCAGCCGGGGCCGCGCCGCTTCCTTGGATGCGGGTCCATACGCCAGCCGGAACGCCTGCAACCGAGGCACCTGTCTGTGCAATGAAAACTAAAGAGGAGTTTAGATAAACCTGCCGAACCGGCGTCACCACTCCGGGCGAACCCGTCAGACGCACACTGCCCGCGACATAATAAACCGTCCCTGCCGTTGCCGGAGCCCGTCGTGCCGCGTCGTCATAACCACCAGCAGTAGGCGGGGCCACCGCTTGCACGATACGCGGCAACGGGGCCGCGTCCGTCGCCAGAAAGCGCGTTATGCCCGCCGTAGCGCCCGCGACAGCCCAATCCCGCGCATCGGGAACCGCCGTCAGGTTTGAGCCCGGCCCGAACTGCGAACCCGGCTGACGCCGCAACCGAACCCGCGCACCGGGCGAAAACATCCGCGCCTGAAAAGCGCGCCAAAAGGGAATGTCGCTTTCCCGGCTGGGCCGAATATCCGCGACACAAGTCCAGCGCGCGGCGGGGCCGATCTCAATAACCCGCGTCCGGCCCGTCCATGCCGACCGCTGCAAACTATAAACAGGCGGCAACCCCCACGAGGTTGAACGGATGAAGCCGAAGGGCAGTTCGATAATCGACATTATGCCGCCCCCATAGACCGAGGCAGGCGGGGCCGCTGGACGCTGCGAAAGGCCCCGTTCGTGTAGCCAATCGCCACCTCAACGCCGCGCCTAACAGCCGCTTCCACCATGGCAGGATCGCCCGCGCCGCGCGCATCGACATTGATGGTCATCCCGCTCGCGCCGTTCGGAATAATCTGCCCGCTCATGGCAGGCGCGAAGATTTCCGGCCCGCGCTCCCCGACCAGATACGCCTTGCCGCTTTGCACCGGCCCGCCCTCAGCCCGCGCGCCACCGAAAACGCTGCCAAGCCCGCCCAGGATTTTGCCGAACAGGCCGCCGCCTTCCGACGCGCCGCCCATAACCTTGCCGAACAGGCCGCCGTCAGCCGTGCCGCGAACCCCGAACAGCAACTTGAACAGCCCATTAGCTAGGGCCTCAGCCGCCGCCGCCTTGAACGACTGCACTAGCGCCTTGCCGATGTCCTGCCCATAGACGATAGCTTGCGAGAGGTTGCGCGCGATGTCCTCCCCAAAGCCGCGCGCCTTGTCCATCTTCTCGATCATGTCATCGAGCGGGGTCCGCATGGCCGTGAGGTTGATTTCAGACAGCGGACCGTCATACCCCGGTTCGGTTTTGAACAGGTCGCTAGGCTTGAGCGAACCCATGGACGCCAGCCGGTCAGCCAAGGTTTCGACTTCCCGCGCGCTCGCCGCCGCCGCTTTGCCGATACCCGCGACCGATGCAGCGGCCTCGTCAATGGCAGGGATGCTAGGCGCGACAGCTTCGCCGGGCTTAAAGAACTTGAGGTCAGCCTTCACGCGCGCAACCGAAGCGCGCATCTTGGCGATGTCCTCTTCAGCCGAAAGAACCTGATTTTGAAAGGCAGCGATTGCCGCCGTCGGCCCTTCGCTGAACAGGGTCGGCAAAGCCCGGTCAACGGCCATAAGCTGGCCCCACAGGAACCGAACCCCTGCCGCCGCCTCAATCGCGCCCTCATAAAGCGCGACAAAAGACCTGCCGATATTCGTGCCGACGCTTTGCCACTGCCCGCCAACCGAAACGCTGCGAACAAGCTCATTCGTGAGGGCCTGCAACGACGGGACCATGCCCGCGCTGATTTGCGTGATGAGGCCCTGTTGCGCCGTCTTGAGCCGGGTCAAGTTGTCGTTGAACTGCTCAGCCGCCTTGGCCGTTTTCGTGTCGATAACAATGCCCAGCCGGTCAGCCTCAGCCGCCATCTTCGCAATGCCATCCGCGCCGCTGTTCAGGAGCGGGATTAGCTCAGCACCCGACCGCCCGAAAATCTGAACCGCAAGCGCCGATTTCTGGACGCCATCGGGCATATTCTGAAACTGGTCGGCAAGCTGCTTGATCGCCTGCAAACTGCCAGCGCCCGTCTGGACCCCCAGCCGCGTGAGGGCTTGCGTTGCCGTGGTGCTTCGCGTTCCCAAGTCGCCAAGCGCCACATTGAGCCGCGTCAGGCCGGTCTGGAGTTGCTGATTATCGAGCCCGGCAAGCCCACCCGCAAAGCGCAGCCGCGCCAAGTCCCCGACCGTCGTCCCAACCTTCTGCGCCGACTTGGCAAGGTCGTCCATGCCATCAATCGCGCGGGAAACAGGCCGCGCCAGCGCCGCCGACATGGCAACAGCCGCAGCCCCCGCCGCCGCAAAGGCCGTGGCAACCGTCTTGCCCATCTTGAGCGCGCCAGCCGCGAAGCCATCGCTCTCGCGCTTGGCTTTCTTGAGCCCGTCCGTGAACGCCGCCGATTGCAGCCCGAGCGAAACGAAAAGCGAGCCGATCTTAGCCATCAATCATAGCCTTTCTCGACTGCCAGCCGCCGCCGCCGTGCCCACATATCAACTTGCGCCCATTGCGCCGCTGGAGAGACAGGCGCGCGGCGATAGGAGAGGATTTCCTTTAGATCGATTGCCTTGCTCTTTTGCGGGTCGCGCATGAGGTTGCTGGCATGAGCGATTAGCGCCCATGTCCGAGCGTCCGCCCGCAACTCCCCGAAAGGCTCAATGTGGCTATACGCCACCCACTGCCGAAACTCGCCCGACCCCATCCGCCGCCGCAGTTCTGCGACCGTCATCCCTAAAGCCAGGGCAAGCCGGAACGCGAATAAGCGGTCAGGGTCGGCTGCTAGTTTCCCTCAGTGGTGCCCTCATCATCATCGCCCAGGCCGGACATTTTCATGATAGCCTCGGCCACGCGCTTAAGGGGCATTCCCTTTCTCGCCAGCATTTCCTCAGCCGCCTCTCGGTCGGGAAACAGAGGAGAGCCGTCAGCCGTGCAAGCCGCAACCGCCACCAGCCAGGCCGGAATGCGGCCATGGTCATCCATCGCGCCTAACTGCATCCGCTCGGCAAGGTTCAATTCACGGATATGGAGCCGCCCGCCCCATTCCGGCACATCAACCACATCGCGGGCAAGGTCATCCGCCGCCGCGATGGCTGCGAAATCAAGATCAGACGGCATAAACCGGCGCCCCCGTCCAGCGGATGGTCACCGCCGCGCGAACGGCAGTATTGGACCCCGCAAGGATGCGAAACTCCTTGACATAGCCCTGGCAGGTGATGCGCTCAGTTGTCAGGCCAGCGGGAGGCGTGAAACGAAAGCTGACAATCGCCCGCGTCACAGACAAGTCCTTGAGCGCCTCTTGCCCCGCCTGGAAGTTCGCCGTCGCCGGGCCCGTGCCTTCCTTGCGTAGCATCAACTGAAACGAAGTCTCGCCCGTTTCAGACAGCCCGCCGATATACTCGCGCGCCGTGCTATCAAGGCCCGTGACCTCGATCTCTTCATTCAGCACCCCCGGCGCCGTGAAATCGCCGTCGATGCCACCCACAGCCGTATAAACAATGGGCGGCCCCGGCGCCGTTTGCACCTCGACAAGAGTGCCGTTTGAAAGTGCCTCACCTGCCATTAGTCAGTCCTTTCCAGCGTTAAGAAGTCCACGATGCGCCTGAACATTTTAGGCGTCGTCTCATCGTCGAAGATGTCCAATTCACCCTCGACCTCAGCATGAAGGGCCTCGTCGTTCTGGCCCTGAATTGCCGCCGCAACTGCCCGCGCCATGGCGACCACCTGCGAATAGCTGTTTGCGTAGCAATCGACCTGGAACCGCCCGCGCCTGATATTCGTAAGCCCGTCTAGCGTATGAGCATCCGCCGCACTGACGCGGATGTATTGCACGAAAGGCGCAAGCGTTCCTTGAGGCACTCGGCCCCCATGGATTGCGCCGCCGACAATCGAGACAAGCGGGGCCGCGCCCGTTAGCCGAGCGTGAATAATCTCCTCGCCTGCCATGCTACCCCCTAGCGCGCCGCGCCAGTTGCCTTGCCTTGCGTTCGATCCCCGCGCCGAGCGCCCGCGTTAAAGCTTGCACAATCCCCGGCTTGGCGTTGTCCCATACAGGCCGAAAGAAAGGCCGCGCGCTCATCTTGCGCGTTCCAAACTCAAGGAACCGCCCCCAAAACGCATTTCCCGTAGTGACCGCCATAACGACAGCGTTATCAGCCCGCGCCCGCTCCTCGCGCGTCTTAATGTTGTCCCGCAACCGGCCATAGTCGGCAATCCGCACGAGCCCGCGCTTTGTCGTCCGCCGCCGCACGGTTGACGCCTCACCAACAGGAGCCGCCGCGCGCACCTTGTCGCGCAAGTCGTTCGCCTGCTTTCGCAGCGCAATGCGCCCCACGCGCGTTGCCTCAGGCCCTAGGGCCGCAAGCGCGCGCTCCAACTCAGCCGCGCCCTGGACATCGACGCTGAACTTCACGCGCCGCCCCCGGTCGGCAAGCGCCCGGAAACCACCAGCGAACCGTCAGCCGACGAACGGTCCAGCCCGGCAATTTCAAGCTCCTCGCCGTCATACAGGACGCGCCATTTCGTTGTGACGCGCCGCGCCAAAGCATCAAGCCGCACGAGCAGGTTGACCGCCGCCACCGTTTGCCGTTGCGGATCGCGCTCGACCTCCGAAGGCTGATACCGCACCCGCGAAGCCCAGCGCGTCCCCGCTGGCGTATAGGTCACAAGCGGGCCGCCAAAAGCATCGGTTGACGCCTGCGGTTCAAGAAAAGTCACGCGGTCATCAAGACGCCCGGCGCTGATTTTCACGGCCTGTTCGCCCCCCACGCGCCCGGCCAGTCCGCCGTCAGGCTGCGCTCAGCACCGGCAATATCGCGCGAAACGAAGCGGGGGAACGTGTTGGAACGCAGGAACGAGCCGACAGGCGGATAATAGTCACCCGCACCGGGGTTGTCCTCATTTGTGTAGTTCGTGAACATGGCCGACAACGCTTGCAGCGTCTCGGTCGTGTCGGAGGTTCCTTCGAACAGGTCCGGGCAATAATCCTGCCCGAACTGCCGCGAACCCACATCGGCATTCCGATAGACGCCAACGATCCCGCGACAGCCGACGCCATACTCCATCTGCCACAGGCCGACATTCGCCGCATTGGCGCTGAAATCATCGTGCTTGGTGTTCCACTGCGGGCCGACCGCGCCCCACATCCGCAACCAGCGCAGCGTCCGCTCCGCCGACGCGCCCGTGTCGGAATAGAGCATGTTGTAGCGCCCGCGATTGGATTTCCCGCCGCTCGAAACGCCAGCCCAGATCATGTTGCGGATATTGGCCGTCGAGCTGTCCGAGGACACGCGCACGTTCGGATTGTTCGCCGCAGTCACGTAGTCATATTCGACATTCACGCAGCCGAAGTTGGAATAGGTGACGCCCGCGACATCCAGCGTCAGCAACACCGCTGCCCGGTTCGGGAAGCTGCTGCTGACGATCATCCAGTCGCTACCGGTCGCATTGTTGCTATGGCCGACAAGGCCGCCCAGGCCGACAACACGCGAAGCCGCGATGGTCGAAGTCGCCAGAAGGTTGCTGTTCGCCAGCATCGTGCCGGAAAGGCCACGGATAAGGCCGGGGAACTGGCCTGGGTTGGCAAAAGTCGCGCCGCTGTTATTCGTCAGGATCG